ATACAGTTTTTCGGATCGTGAACGTGAAGACATTTACGAAGCATTCCTCACAGGTGGTGATAGAACGAAGTGGGGCATGTCAAACGCCATAACCAACGCAGCACAGAAACGAGTGTCAGCGGATCGTGCTGTTGAAATGGAGGCCATTGGCTGGAACGTCATGAACATGCCCTCACGTCAATGGGAATCAGTAGCTTTTGCAGAGGCTGCATGAATCATTTTACTTCTGATGAAATCAAATACATGGATTATTTAGAGGGAATTTATGATTGCCCTGACTATGGTCTTCTCTTCCGCAAAGGTGATCCAATCGCTTTTGAAATAGGGATGAACGAATGGCTAAATAATCGTGAGTTTGAATCAAAAAATGCAGAATCTGCATAACTTTCATTTTGCAATGCAAACTTAGCAGCAAAACGCTGTGATATAATATTAAGGGGCTGAAAGGCAACTTTTGGCCCTAAATTTTGCCTTTTCGGAGATATTTATGCCTCAATACATTCAAGAATGGGAATGGCAAGAAGCCTTCCATAAATTTGGTTTTCATGATGGTGATGAATGGGTAGGAACTTCCCTTGTTGCTCAGTACCTAGAAGAACTAGGATACGATGTTGATTATGAAGGTTGGGGAATGCACAACATAACCATTATTAAATTAGCTAAAGATGGTAAAAGCCTTTTACCTCATTATGATGCAGAAGGTAATTACATTGAAGGTAATTCAGAAACTGAAAAGATTAAATACGGTTATGATGAGCCTGAAACATATCTTCCTGCTGATCTTGTAAAAAAGCTTAATGAGCATTTTGATGACGAATATATAATTAACATATAGGTCATAATGCTAATGCTAATCTTGCTAATCTCATTTTTTGTTGACAAACATAACAATTACTCTTACAGTCTGTTAAAACTTTTAACAAATGATTGGAAATGAGCTATTTGCAAGAGCAAGTGAAGTTTTGGGGAGGAGTTAATCTCCAAGAAATTGCCAAGGAATCAGGCGTGACCGCAACCTATGCATACATGGTCGTCGCAGGGAAGCGACAAAACCCTAAAGTCAGTAGTGCTGTCAATCAAGCATTACAAAAACGCAAACTTGATTTGAAAAAAAGGCTTATTGATGAACACGCTTGAGAGGTCTATTCGGGATCTCACTAAAGAACTTAAACGATTTAACGACAACTTTCCTGAATTAATAAAGGAAATGTCAAAACCTAGTGTTGTAAAACGTGTCAAGGAGGAAAAAGAAGAACATTTTCACCGGATGCGGGAATTCCCTCGTGTCGAATTAGAGGACTTCTAGTCCACAAACAACCTGAATCGAAAGGTTATATGAAAATAGAACAACCCCCATGGATGCCTAATATATTATATCGGGCAATCAAAGAACAACATGCGTCTTATGATAAGGGAGACAGTGACTTTACAGTGACTGAGCTTATAAGACCTGTATGGCAAGCTGCGTTGCAGCGCAAACACCATGAAGAGATCCAAGAGCTTGCAGATGAAAGGATCTGGAGTCTTTTCGGATCTGCCATTCATTCCTTCATTGAAAAATCAGCCCAGGAAAATGATACCACTGAAAAGCGGTTATTCATTAAGCGAATGGGTTACAAGATTTCCGGTCAGATGGATCACATGGAATTCCATCAATATGACCTTCACTGGGAAAGAAACTTATACGATTGGAAAGTGACCAGTGCTTACGCAGGAATGAGTGATCAACCCGCAAAACCGGAATGGGAACAGCAACTAAACCTGCTGAAACTGCTCTATGACAACCAGGACAACGTGAATGTCAATCTTCACTATATCACCAACATGTATGTCATAGCGTTTTTTCGTGATTGGTCTGAAAAGAAGTTTCTGCAAGACATGGCTTCATATCCCAAACACCCATACGCACAATTTCAAATTAGTCCTTGGAATCAATGCACTGCAGAAGAATTCTTAATTGGTCGAATTAGGTTAAATCTGCAAGCAGACTCTGAGGCTGCAGGACAGAAAGTCATTACGCTTTTATGTAGTCCTGAAGAACGCTGGCATAAGCCTGATACATGGGCTGCAAAATCACCTGGAGCAAAAAGGGCGCAAAAAGTGTTTTCTACGTTAAAAGAAGCAGAAGATTGGGTTAATGCCAAACCATTAGGTAAGAAAACCTATGACATTGAACATCGTCCTGGCGAAGACACTCGATGCATGAAATATTGCAATGTGAATCGTTTTTGCCCTCACTACAAAGAACTAATTAAAGAACAAATTGATCAAACTAAGGAAGCAGCATGACTGAAGTAGCAACAGCAGATTTAATTCCATTCACTCAATCACAGAAAGATTGGAATTTCGACATGAAAGAGGTCATCAGACACGTTGACCCACAAGGAAATGGTTCGCCTCAAGAGCACAAATATTTCTTTGAGCTTTGTAAGGCACAAAAACTCAATCCATTGATTAAGGAAGTTTACTTCATCAAGTACGGAAGTAGCCCCGCAGCGGTGGTCATCAATGTAGATACTTTTGTTTCTAGAGCTAATGAGCATCCTGATTACGATGGTTATACAGCAGGATGGATCATTGGTACTGAAGCAGATCCTAAAATGACAGAAATGCCATTTGGAAAACTCATTGGTGCATGGTGCAAAGTAGGTAGAAAAGGTAAAACGCATGAAATAACTGCAACAGTCCGTTTTGAAGCCTTTGATACCGGTAAATCACGTTGGAAGATCGACCCTTGGGGGATGATTCAAAAGTGTGCTATTGCTGCTGCACATCGTAAAGCTTATCCCAAAGCTTTCACTGGGCTTTATGAGTGGTCAGAAATGGATCAGGCCAAGGACGGAGTTGCTAAAAATGTTACTCCACCGAAACCTGCTCCAAAGCCCTTAGATCCTCCTCCTGCAAAAGCAAAAACTCCAAAGAAAAAGGAGCCAGTTGTTGATGCAGTTGCAGATTCTGTAGAGGGTTTAGAGAAGATTGAGAAAGCCATCGATGATGGTGCAATCGCACAATTCACCTGGACAGTCGATCAGGTAGGACAGGATGTTTCTCAGCTTATGAATCCTGAAGGTAATCCTGATGCAGATGCAGTTTTTGATGCTGAATCCTATGAACGGATCAAGCAGTACAAGAACGACAATTTTACGGCATGGAAGGAGCAGTTATCTCAGGAAGATTTTGATCAAGTTGTAGGCTTGTTCAAAAAGCTCAGGGCCGAGTTTCCTGAAGAGATCGTGAACGCATCACAACCTTCATGATCTACTGTTTCGATTCAAGGATAGCAGTGATACACGGAGTTGCAGAAGCGGTCATTTACGAGTTCCTTATGAAGAATGTATTACACAACAAGCTTCACAATGTACGGGAACAGGATGGCAACTACTGGACTCCGCTTTCATTTACTGCAATGAACGTCCTTATGCCGTTCTTCAGCGTCAGGCAAATTAGTACAGCGGTTGGTAATTTGGTCGATGCAGGTTTGGTTCTAAGAAAAAAGATCAAACATAAGTCCATTTGGTTCTCTATTCCCAACGAGGAACTGGAGAAAGCATTGATCATACAAAAATGTACGAACAAAAGTCTGGAGGTTAAAGAGGTTCCTACAAAATCGACAGAACCCCCAGTCCCAAAGCCTGAAGTTAATGAAGAAACCTATAAAGATATAATCTCTATAGAAGATAATAAATCTATAGATATAAACCTTTCTAAACAAGAATCTAAATCTATAGATATATATAACCCCCCTATAGTCCCCCCAGTCGGAAAACGAGACATCTCCAAACTCGTAGCTGAGTTCGCTGAACATCGAGAAGCACTTGGCAAAAATCACAAAATGACGGAATTTGCTAAGAATAAGCTTTTCAACAAACTATCTCGATGGTTTCAAGAGGGATGGGATGTGGAAGCTTTAGTGGACCATGCCATTGAATCTGGTTGGAAAGCTCCATACCAGATAGATCAATATGATCCACAGAAGCCTCAGAAAGGCCGTCAGCAACCTCAATACATTCGGGGAGGGATTAACCCTGACATCATAGAACAACGTGCCTATGAAGAACTTAAACGAGGAAAGCAAAATGGTGGAAACGCTGATCGTAACGAGACTAGCACAAGCCCACCAAATCCCATTAACCGAATCACTAATTAAAGTATGGCTGGACGCACTCGCAATCGTAGACGACCTACAACTAGCACACTCGGTTTACGAGATGTTCCTACAGGCAAAAATAGCCAGACCGGAGAACCGGAAAGGTTGGATGCCGACACCGGAGGAATTCATGGAAGCCTATTATCTGGAAAAGGAAAGAAGGAGAAAGGAAGAAGCATCCAAACTCCAACTTCCACCACCAGAGAAGAAAGGGATTCCGATGCCACCGGAAGTGAAGGAAGCATTCGAGAAACTGACTGCGAAGTGGTCTATGAAACAGAAGAAATCCGCTTAACCCGTGAACCGATTCAAGGAGGATGGTTGTTCACAAAAGAATATTTTACTCACGACATTTTCAGAAACAGGAAGTTGATTGAACATGTCGCAATGGCATTTAAGCCAGAGTAAACCGCTGTTGGATCATGAGTCTATCTCCTCGGACTTCAGTTCATCCATGATGGAGTCCCAAAATAAAGGCTTAACCGATACGTCTTGGATGGGAGCGAATCATTACCATTCCAGTAGGTTTGCATACGTTACCTACGCTACATGGCGGGCAAAGGTGTCCAACAGCACCAATCACCAATAAAAAGGATAAAATGAAATCCAAGAAAATTAGAAAAGGAGTGCTTTTAGAAGTATCTCCAGCACAATTGAAGGAACTCGATCCTAACCCAAATAACAGGATTGATGGTGTGCATAAAAAAGTTCATGAAGGACGTTTGAGAGTCTTAAAACGAAACATTGAGAAATATGGCTTCAAAAAAGCTTTTCCCATTGTTTTAGACAAGGATTTTGTCATCTGTGATGGACACCACAGAGTTGCAGCATGTATTGCATTAAATAAAAATGCTTACGTGCTTGTAGATGAAGAAGCCACAGTTGAACAATACGCTCAGATTTCTGCTTCCACTCAAAAATGGAACATCAACGATTTTATTAAAGCTGCAGTCAACAATGGTAGTCAGGCTGCTAAGATCGTTGAGCATTTCATGGAAAAGTTCAATTTCTCAGCTTCTGCAATCATCCGAGTTGAGTACGGGATGCATGTCAGAAAATCCGACATTATTGAACTCATTACTTCTAAAAAGTTGGCATTTCGGGACATTGAAGAAACAAAATCTAAGTTAAATCACCTACGAGATTGTTTATCACTACTTCCTGAATACAATGAAAAGATCATCGGTGCGTTGTCATTACTTATGCAACATGAACGATACGATGAAAATGTAATGATTAGAAAGTTGAAACAAGTAGGAGGAAATTTGAAACCATCTAGTTCTCAAAAGCATTACACAGAACAGTTCCAGCGGTTTTATAACCATGGAACTCGGTCCAGACGAATCTACTTCTTATGAAGCAGGTATGGATACCCGTAGATCCCGTGTCGAAGCCGAGGATGACTCAACGAGATCGAAGACTCCCGAAGAGGCCAGCCGTGGAGAGATACCACAATTTCTGCGACATTTTAAGGCCTTATTCAGTCCCTTTTCAGAAGTCATCCAGATTGTCGATAGTGTTAGAACTACCAATGCCCAAGTCATGGAGCAACAAGAAAAGACTAGCAATGGACGGAAAGCCACATCAGCACCGTCCAGACCTAGATAATCTTGTCAAAGCAGTCCTTGATGCGTTTTTTGAAGAGGACAAGCAAATCTATGATGTTCGAGGGCAAAAATTCTGGAAGGTCAAAGGTTCAATCTTAATTTCGGAGATTTATGACTAAACAGAACTTCTTTAAGCGGTCATTCCGTCACAACGTCTTTATATCGGCCTGTGGCGAATGGAAAGTTGTCAGGAGTACAACTAAGACCAAAGAGCCAACCTACTCAAAGGTGCAGAATCAGTGGGCTTTATACAACCTATCTGATGATGATGGTGAATGGCAGTACATACGGACCTTTCCAAACATGACTGAAATCAAATCTCATATTAAAATCAATAAAAAGGTCTATACATGATCAATTCAATTGTTGCTACCGGAAACATCGGTAAAAACCCTCCAAAACTAAAGCAAACCACCAACAAAGACGGGAAGACCTTCTCATCCTGTTGGTTTTCTTTCTGTATCAAACAGCATGGGAAATATGCCAATAAAGGCATTTGGATCACATGCAATGCTAATGGTCACCATGCAGAAAAACTGGCTGAATGGTGTGGTAAGGGAGACACCCTAACCATCCAAGGAAAGCTGATGCAGGGTATGGGTGAGAATGATGAAAAGTTCCATTATATCTGGATCGATGAATTCAGTCCTCACCGAAATATGAATCAGGAACTCAAAGGTCAGATACAGGAACTGGATGGATCAGACGACATCTTCTAAGACTGTCTTCTCTAACATCCGGTTTAATCTCGGGGAGGTGCTTGCTATTGAACAGGTCTTAAGGCACTCCACAGACTTTGGTCAATCGGTAGCTCCCCCTGATGTAATCAATGGGATCTTACAAAAGATACAGAACCATAAACCTTTAGTTGGAACCATAGGATGGGAGCAGGATTTAAACATGGGTTTAAAATAAAAAATAGAGAATGGAGAAGAAGCAAAAGGCCTCGTTTCCGAATTCCATTTGACCCAGATAAAAGAGAAATCCAAAAAGAAGGGCGTAACTTTCAAAAAGCAGGATTTAATTCATTCTTGGAATACGTTCGGTTTCTTAAAAAACAGGCTAAAAAAGAGTTGGAACTAGCTGTTTCCAAAGGCAAGCACCCCGTAACTATCAATAAAGATGACAGCATATAACTACTGTACTCGAAAAGGCTATAAAGCCAAAACCTACACTCACACTGAAAGAATCAGACGTGATCGAGGAGAAGAATGGAAATTAGTACATGAGGAAATTACTTATCCTCCTCACATTGAAGAAGCAATAGAGCTTATAGACAAACTACAGAAGGAAAAAACTAAACCTGAGTAGCGGGTTCCAGGTCACCAGCCTGTTCACTGCAGGGAAGGACATGAGCAACTGCAGTTAAACCCGCTTCCAGTTCTGGGTCGTCATATCTCATCACGGCCCAGTTACCCTCAAAATAATAATCAATGTCTAAATTCAAACCTAAATTGGGAGAAGAAGTTCCAGGTACATGGTTAACTCCCATCAGATTCTCACATACTGTCTATGATCAGGGTGCTCACTACGAATATCGTTGTCGTTGTGGTAACACCAAAGTCATGCGAAAAGGTAACGTCAAAAGCACCAATGTCCGTTCCTGTGGATGTATGCAGAAATTAAATCAACAATCATTTGTCAAAAAATGGTCAAAACATCAAAAAGGGAAAACTCCCTGGAACAAAGGTCTAAAAGGCATGAAAAGCAATGCTAAAGGCCATCCCAATCTCTCCTGGAAAAAAGGGAAGGTTATGTTGAAATATCCTAATGGCAAAATTGAATGGGTTAAGGTTTCTGATGAGAAAATCGGAAGCCATCATCAGTTCAAAGAATGATTATTCCCGTTCCTGCCAGAGTCCCTTGTAATACTTTGCTTTCCCCTTCACCTTTACCATCCTTAACACCTCCTTTCTATTCTCTCCTACACTACTGTAGGACACGTGAACCCATCCTGAATTAGGTCCTTCTGCCTGTCCGGTGATTTTGGATACTCTCTGGGGGTTGTAATTTTCCAGAATCAATTGATCGAATTCAAGGTTATCCCGAATCCATTCTGCCAGTTCCATATTGGAAACCGACTCACTTATAATTTCGATATCTGCTGCAGCCGAGGTTCCAGAACAGCAATGTTGTGACTTCTGACTGCCTCCAATCAGGGTATTTAACGGCTCTGACCGGAAACAACTGTTTATCTTGGTGGGACCAAACTGATCTCTGACAGGTTGGAGAACTTTTAGGGTCAATGCTGTTATTCTAGCAACAGCGTTGTTATCTAAATGCTCCTCCTGGTCAATCCCAGCATGAATTGCACTGGGACTGTAGACCAGTTCGTGTAATGAAAAGTTTTTAGAAATCCGCATCGCAAGGAAATTATCCCTTGATAAGATCCATGACGGATTTGTGACCATGAGAGTTGTCACCATCCACAGCACTATCCAGTGCTTCTCTAACTTCTTTTGGAAGTTTTTCAAGATGTGGTTCTAGGTGTTCTGCTGCGAGAGACTGAGCTTTATCGGCTACTATGTCTTTGAGCATGTTAGCCACGAATGGCAGGACAAGGTTGAGCATGTCTTCCTTTTTAGGGTTGAGGTTAAAAAAATCATAAAGCCATTTAGATAGTTGCTGGATCACCTTCTTCCTTATTATTGTCGTGTGGTGGTATTTCGTGTTTTTCAGGTTCTTGGGCTAAATCACCTCCTGATTCAAAGTAAAACTTCGCTATTCCAGCGATAATCGGAATAAATGCGCCAATAAGTATATTAAGTAAATCTTTACTTGAGGAAGGTAACTCAGCGGAAGCACCAAGCATGATATGGACAACATAAGCAAAAATTCCTAAAGCACTTAGAGCAATAGCAAATCTTGCTATAAATCGACTCACCTGAATCCTCTCATTTACCGTCATTTGAGGTTTGATCGGCTTTGGAGGATCTGGTTTAGTAACTGTTGTTACTGTTGTTTCTTTAGCCATCAGTCAATTACGATAAATGCCCAGATTAATGTCATTATTCCGATAATAATTAGTTCCATTATCGTTTTGCGATTAAAGCTTCAGCCATTCCTTTGATTTCCATGGAAAGGCGTTCATTCGTTTTTGCCACATCTTTGAATGCTATGCTCAATCCATTGACTGCATCCGATGTTATACTGTTCTGTTTATTCTGTTCTTTGATCACATCAATCAATCGTTCATCCCCCCTAGTGTCTTTTTCTTCCCAACGAATGATTTCTTCTTTGTGAGATTGTTGGGTTTTAAAAATGTACCAGCACATAATCCCAATGATCACAGCAGGAAGTCCGATCCTTTCCACAATCTGCATTATCTGTTCTATTTCCATAATG